GTGCTGCCGTCATAGTCCCTCCCTGATCAGGAGCGGGGAGACTGGGCCAACCGCCGTAGACCCAGCTCCCCGCACGCTGGATCGCTAGGCGTTTTCCCCGATGACCTTGGTGAGACCAGTGACGAGTCCCTTACGAGGATCGTTCGACGTCGCCATGTTCTCGGCGTCGAGGATCTTCTGGGCCTGATCCGGGTCATCGGATGCCAGCTCGAGCAGATCATCGATCGTGGGCTCGTCCTCCTTGATCCAGGTGGCGAGCTCCTCGACTGACATGTCGTCGACCGACTTCTCGACGACCTCACCGTCTTCGCCGACGGTGGTCCCCTCCCGGGTCTGTTCCCCTTCCTTGTAGAAGACGCCGTGCCGCTCCGCACGCTCGCGGTCATACGGTGAGAGGTCTTCCGGGTTCAGCTCTTCGTCGCGAACCGATACCCGAGGGATGAGGATCTTCTGATCCGGGTTGTAGGGATTCTGCTGGACGTCGTGCCAGATGAAGGCACGAACCTTGACTCTACTCATGTTCCTGCCTCCTTCCTAACCGGCGAGTCCGGTGATCTTGAAGACCCCGAACGGATTGGTGACGTACATGGCAGGCGAGACTGAGGTCTGCACCCAGGTCCGCTGACGCATCGTCGGAGCGCCCTCTTCGGCGGTCTCCGTGGCCAGCGGGAACTCGATGCGCATCTCGCCGACCATGCCCTGCGCGAGCGCATAGGCGACGCCTGCGGTGACGCGCGGAGAGACGTACACGTCGATGCCGGCAGCGTCCAGCATCTGCTGGAGGAACTGACCGTACACCGTTCCGAGCTGCAGCCATTGATCCGGATGCATGATCCAGAGATCGATGACCACGCCGAGCTCGTCCGTGTCGGCCAGTGCCTGGATGTGCATGATGTCGCGAGCAGGGTACGCCGAGGCGTTGGACGCCGACGAGCCTGCCGTGACGACAGCATTCCAGTTGTTGCCGACGACGGTCTGCCCCGAAGCGGTGATGGATGCCTCGAGGACCTCGATTGCCCGCTGGTTGATCTTGCGGACGATGGTGTTGCCGAGCTGACGCGTTCGCAGCGTGAACTGCGAGACGTTGTTGCGGAGGCGAGCTTCCTTCGTCATGAAGAACTTGCCGCCCCACTTCTCCGGCTCCGCGATCAGCGGTGCGATGCGGACTCCGGTGACGAGTGGGAACTCGTCGCCCGGCCCGACCCGCTTGACATCGCGGTCCAGGTAGAGCTGGTTGGTGGTGATCTGGTCGTACACGATGGCGCCGCCTGAGACGCCTCCGGCCGACGAGTAGATGCGGTCGGCGATGAACCGCTGCAGCGTCAAGTCCATGACCATGGACGTGACACGCGTCGGCTGGTTGAGCGCGATGTCGACAGAGATCGTCGTCCCCGAGACAGTCGGCGGACCGAGTGGATGCTCGACCGCCTGCGAGTAGGAGAAGAACGACTTCGACTCGAACTCCAGCTTGTCTTCCATCTTCCCTCCTCTCCTACGGCTTGACGTACTGGGCGGGACCGAGCAACTCGACAGCGGTGATGCCTGCTGAGCCCTTCGTCTCACGACAGACCGCGACGACGACCTGTGTCGTCAACGCGACCTTGAGCGTCCCGTCGGCATTGACCGAGAGCTCGTCACCGAATGCGACAGCGGCGCTGACCTCTGCCGGAACGATCAGACCGCAGCCCCGGAGCATTCCGACCTTGCCGGCGGCAGCGACGTCACGGTTGGCGAGTCCGAAGACCCGGCCATTCGCTGTCGGGGCACCGACGCGGATGTTGCCACCCAGACCGTCGGTGTCGAGGCCGGTCGAGAGCTTGCCCTGGTTCCCGGTCTGCTTGTACATCCGCTTCCCGATGACTGCGATGTCGCAGTGACAGGTGACGGTCTGGCCCGGCTCGTAGATCGGGATCGCGTCATTCGCCATCTAGCTCACCGCCTCCGTGTAGACGCGACGACCGCCACGAGCGGCTTCCGCCGCCAGCCGAGTCTTCCGCGCCGCGACCTCGGGGAACCACTCCTGCGGGTACGCCTCGCCTGTGGCGAAGTCGGTGCCGTCCCCGTTGCCACCGTGCCCGTTCTGCTGCCCGACTGGCACCAGGCCAGGGGCGAGTCCGCCCTTGTCGGGTTCGGCGGTCAGCAGGACCAGCGTGCCTTCGCGGTCGTTCTCGAGCATGGTCTTCCAGTGCGCGAGACGAGCCGGAGGGAACCTGCCCTCTCCGAGCGCCTTCGTGAGGACTGACGTGTCCTCCGCCGCGAGCTGTGTGGTGCGAGCTTCGCGACCCATCTTGGCGTCGTTCTGCATCTGCTTCCACTGCTCGGCGTCGACCTGCACCGTCCCGGACATCAGAGCTTCGGCGGCTGTTGAGCCTCCGCCGGTCCCGGGAGTCGTGACTGCGGGCTGTCCCTCGTCCGGGGTTGCCGCCACCTGGGTGGAACCACCCTTGGCACCGTCGCCCGTTCCCGGGTTCTCGGCTGCGGTGGACGTTGTGGCCGCGAGCGCGTCCTCAGCGAGCTTCGCGTTCACTTCCTCCTCGGTCGCGGTCTCCGGCAGGCCCAGCTTCTCGGCGAGCTCCTTGCGCTGCTCGTCGGTCATGCCGCCTCCTTCCGTTCCGTGGTTGCTGAGCTTGACCTCGCGTCCTGCCTCGGTCGCGCTCTTGTAGTGGGCCAGGACTTCGCGGCCCGAGTGCGAGAAGCCGGCAACGAATGCGTGAGCAGCCGCGACCTTCTCCTGTTTCTCGACGTACTCGATCTGGACCGGCTTGGGGTCCGAGAACTCGATCGAACTGTCACTGATCGAGAAATCGACGATGTAGAGGTTGCCCTCCCACTCGTCTTCGACGACAAGCTGGGTCGGATCAAGGAGGACTGCCTTCACCCACCAGGCGAAGTTCCCCTGCTCGTCCAACTTGTCGTAGTACGCACGACGGACGTCCTCGACGTTCACCGTCGCCTTGGTAACGCCCTCTGAGCGTCCCAAATGTCCTCCCTTCGCCATCGTAGCGACGGCAACGTCGAACTTGAGCTCCACCGTCTCTGGCTGGCTCTTCCCGTAATACAGTGGGAGATCGTCCAGAGTGGTGATGCCCGGCCATTCTACCCCGAGCAGCTGGACGGCACCGATGCATGCCTTGTGGTATCCACCTGTCGCGGTCTTGACTTCGTGGTACAACTCGACTGAGCGACCAGGCCACGCGGCTGGAAGAATGTCGGCAAGCCACGATGGCACGCCTTCGTAGTCGCAGTAGAGTGTCTGGTCCTCCTCGTTGAAGCGAACGTTCGTCGCACGCCCGAAACACGGCTCCGTGATCGCAGTGCCGTGAGTATCCTCGATCAGCGTCAGCTTGAGCTTCGCTGATGGTACTCCCGGGTCATCGTGCGCGGACGCGACCGAGAGCAGATCCTCCCGGGTGACAGTGACTGAGCCGGTCATCGCCGGCCAGTCCATGCCTACTTCGATCAGCGGTACATTCGGGATTGTGACGAGCGCTGGCTTCATCTAGCTCGTGAGCCCCTTCTGTCCACCCACGACCTTCCCGCCCTTCGTGTTCGGGTTCTGTGTGTACCCCGGCGACTCTGGGAAGTTCGGAATGATCTGAGGCGGATGGGAGGGGTCGGTCGGGAAGATCGTCTGGTTGACGCCTCCCGGACTTACGTTGGTGCCGCCTACCTTTGCCATCTGGCTCCCTTCCTGGCCTGCTGGCGCAGTACCATAGCTGGTTTACCGGCTAGACGCTATTTCCGCTTGAACAGGCGGCGCAGCGCTGCGGTGATGACATTGATCTCTTCGTCATCGGAATCAGGCGAGGACGCGGGGGAGGGAGCATCGCCTTCCCGCGCCCCGCCTGACCCGATTCCCGACGAGGCAGCTGTAGCTGTGGACGAGCTTTTGCCGCCCGTCGGATCTTGATTCGGCGGTGGATTGTTCTTGGCGTCGATCGAAGCCTGTTGGGCGTCGAGCGCCAACTGATCTTCTGGACGAGGGGCTCCCTTCTTCGGGAGGTTGTACCGCTTACGCAGCGTCTCCTCGAGCTCGAGGTCAACGATTAGAGCCTTTGACGTGATCAGCATGTTCAGATCAGCGACAGAGAGACTCTCGTCGGCATCCTTCTGGTAGGTGAGCAGTGGAACCGTGTCGATGTCGTCGTTGTAGTTCCAGTCCCAGTAGTCCTCGATGAAGTACGCCTGGAAGGTGTCACGGAACCACATCGCGATAGCTTCCTGCCCGAGGCTGAACAACTCGGTGAAGACGTTGCCCAGGCTGTACGATCCGAGGCTGGTGCCGCCCTGCGCGAGCATTGCGACCATCATCAGGACCCTGCGCGCCATCGACTCGTCGTGGTAGCGAATCGAGTCGACAGGGCCGTGAGAGCGCGCATTCGGCTGCACCATCGCCCACTTCGTCCCCGGCGGCAGGGCAGCCCCTTCGGATTCGCCGACATGGAAGTTCTGGGCTACTTCGGCCAGAGCCTCGATATCCTGCTGCGTAGCGTCGTCTGCAGCGATCGGCATCGGGATTCCGCCGGCACGCTCGTGGTTGATGGCGTCGATGCGCATCAGGCGGTCCTTGATCAGCCAGTTCTTGTAGACGTCCCTGAACAGGCTTCTCCCGACCCAGTTCGCGCCCTCACCCTCCCAGATGTAGACTGTCAGGTTGTCGACCGGGATCGGCTTCGCATTGCGGTCGAACTGCTTAACAGCGATTAGTCCGCCGTCCGCCGCGACGTTGATCTCCTGGAGTGTAAGCGGCATGCGCTCATCCAGCTTCTTGACCGTCCAGAGCAGGTCGTTGTCGATGAAACCGACGTCCTCGAAGTACATGTGGCCGTAGATCAACGCCAGAAGAGCCTTGCGCATATGATCCTCGAAGCTGAAGCGATCACGCAACCTGCCCCGAGGTAGAGGCTCCTCGCCGACGATATCCAGGTTGAGATTGTTCGCCAGGCGCAGAATGCGGGCAGGATCGCAGCCGTTCGGGTCGATCATCCACTTGTAGCGGCGAATCGGCATGGTGATGCCGAAGTACAGGCTCGCGATCTGTGAATCGGTTCTCATCCGGTCGTACAGCCGGATTGAGTTCGGCCAGATCAGCTCCGGGACGTACTCGTTGAGGTCGTAGAACTGATGCCAGCCTGGAACCCCGAATCCTGAGACGGTGCCGAAGCCCATCGGCGGACCAGAGGTTCCGAGCTGAACAGTCGGCGGAGCCCCTCCGATGTCGGTGCGCTTGCGCGGTCGAACGAAGTTGACTCTGTTGTTCTCCCCGCTCAGGTCGGTGATGCCTTCTGCACTCATGAGGCCACATCCGATAGGTCGGAGTTGAGCTGGCCCATCGCGAAGCCCTGCGGGGACTTGTTCTTGGTCAGCCAGGACTGCGAGATCAGGGCGTACCCTTCGTCGCAGTAACGGTGGAAGAAGGACCAGGTCATCTTCGTCCTGATCCCCCAGGTGATGCACTCGAGGTAGGAGGGGTCGTAAGCTACGACCTCGACGCAGTGTCCGCCCCAGGTTCCGGGGTTGCCGTCGGGCGTGTTGACGATATCCCAGAGCTTCTGGGTCTGAGCCGACTTGGGCAGCGCCAGCCCGATGTAAGCGCACCCGAACAGGTAGATGGCGTTCCTGACGTCGTCCATGTCCGTCAGGTTGATCTCCGCGAAGGCGTGGAGCTTGTGGCGAAAGATGCCCTTGTTGTGGACGTAGTTCAGGACGTCGAGCAGGTAGCGCCCGTTGTCCTCTGTGCCGGTGGCCCAGTACAGAGCCTCGACCGCCCGGTTAGTCGGGGTGAACTTCTTACCGTGACCGATCGCCTCCCAGGTCTGCTCCGCGTGCCCGAGCGCGGCACATGAGCAGTCCCCGAGACGATCGTTCGCCATCATCCCCCAAGTGGTCCGTCCCAGAACCCGCTCGGTGGCTGTGGCGTAATCGACGCTGATCGGCGGCGGCTCGAGCTTGGTGGTGTAGCGAGCAAGTCTGAGTGTGCGTTCGTCATCTTTCTTCTCCAGTTTCCCGAGTTTGACGTGGCCACCAACGATGTCGACGTGAGTGGCCTCCATTACCAGTACCTGGTTTGACGCGATGTGACGAACAGCAGCGCCAGCCCAGTGAAGATCAGAGCCAGGGCGATGATGAAGTGTCCGAGCAACATGAAGATGACGCCCAGGACGACGAGAAGACTGCCTGCTCCCATGCTAGACCTCCTTCTTGACCTTGAGGACACCCGGCAGCACTGCTCCCAGCTTGTGGCGATTGACCTTCTGTGCCCAGAGCACCTTTATAGTCGCTGCGGCCGCTGCCCCGAGCGAGGCGTAGACCTGGTGCCAAAGGTCCAGGTTGAACCCCTGCGCCAGCCAGTCGAGTAGGCCGAGCGAGATCTCGACCTCGATGAACGTGGAAGCGACACGCTCGACGAAGTCCTTGACCTTGTCGACCTGGACGATTTGTGTCATCAGACTCCCTTCAGGAACTTTGTCGCCATCCGGCCTACTGTCGGGATCGTTCCGAGCAGGTTGCCTGGACAAGCGGTGTTGTAGAACTGCTGGTGTGGGTGAATCGGCAGGATGATCTTGCGATGCCAGCACCAGGAGACCCAGGCTATCGCTCGTGCACTCGCTTCGAGCTGAGCCTCAGTTGCATGCTCTCCGGGCAGGTGCTCATGCTCGATGCCGACGGCACGGTTGTGCTCGGGGCAGTGGGCGCTCTCGACCATGTGCCCGTGCTGGATCGCAGTGACGGTGTACCAGCGCCCCTGGAGGATGTGTCCGGCCCTCGTGATCAGCAGGTTGTGCCCCGAATCGTTCCAGCC